AGTGTTAGAAGCTGGCCCGGAGCGCGAGATGCACAAGGCTCTTTTGCGGTTCCGCTCCGACTCCGTTGCCAAGTTGACTGGCATCGAATTCAAAAGGGTTCGTGTGCGCAAGGGCATCTGGCTGGAAGGGCGTTTCCAGGAGCCGAGCATTCGCGCTGGCAACCTCTACTCCCAGAAGTGCTTGGGCGCTGTTCACGGAGACCGTAGCATCTGGAACCTTGAGTCTGTCGACCGCTTCATAGCGCCGGACACATTCTATGCTCAGTTGGTTGACGGCGCACGAGGCCGCATCTCTTGGGAGACCCCTGTAGACTACGAAGGTGCAGCCGCTATGAAGAAGAGTATAATCAGCACAGCTCCGTTGCCAGTCGTGCTGGACGCACTCAAGATCCGCCACGACCTTGAATTCAAGCGTGCCGGGATAACTGTTTGCAGATTCCACGTGCCAAATTGCAACGCTTACCAGACAGTGTACTTTCCTGGAGAGGAGCATGGCATGTACCGCGCAAGCATCACGGGCGAAACGCTCATCGTGGAGTTCAGCGGGGGGCAAGGTGGAGCGTTGTGGATGGATGACCTGCTCAAGTCGTTCGCCCTTCCTGATGGCGTCACGCTGACCGAGAAGGTGTCGCAGAGTTATGGCAAGATTGCGCCGGTTGACGACGCAGCCCGCAAGTCTCTGGTGGCTAAGTTGACCAACGACTTTGGGGTCTACTCGCTGGGTCGGTTCGCCACGTGGCGCAACTTGCTGTTGGATGACGTGGTGGATGACGTCGCTGTGGTTAAGCGTCTGTTGACCGCGTCTAGTTACGAGCGCCGCTTGGCGGCAATGTGAGGTTACAAATGAGAAAATCAAGAAACGGAAAAGCAAAAAAGAAGCTTCTTTCTTGCGGCCCTTACAACGGGTTGCTGATGTTGCAACGCTCCGCTGGGACGTTGCCAATCAAGGTCGGAAACTGGCACGGACGTTACAACGCAAACAATGAATGGGAGCAAGCTAATCATGGCTAAGGTAACGCTGGTTGATTTCACAGGCAAGGGCCGCGCTGACGAAGCTTGGCACGCAGCAGACATGCTGATTTACACCAAGTCGACGCGCCTCAATATGACAGCTTCTCTTCTGGAGGGCATCAAGGCGATGACTCCTGAGAAGAAGGCGTCCGAGCTTGAGTACATGGCAGGCACCATCCCCAGCTCTTGGGAGTTTGTCGACGTCACCTTCTTGATCGAAGGCGTGAGCCGCGCTACAGCTCAGCAGATCACACGGACTCGCACGGCCAGTTACGCCATGCAGTCGCAACGGGTGACCGACGCCAGCGAGTTCGCAACCGTCAACCCGCATCCGCAAGGCACCCTGCTGCATTCGATGTTCGAAGAGGCAGTCACCCAGTCCATGCACAACTACACGGTCATGGTTGAGAATGGCGCGGCCCTTCAGGATGCCCGCGGCTTGCTGCCGATGAATGTTGAGTGCAACCTCGTAGCCAAGTACAACCTGCGGTCGTTCGTTGACTTGCTCAAAGCTCGCTCCTCGCTCCGTGTGCAGGGCGAGTACGTTGACATCGCAGACCAGATGCGCAAAGAGGTTCTGGCAGCTTGGCCTTGGGTTGCCCCGTTCTTCGCGGACAAGCACGCCAGTGCAATCAAGATGCTTGAGGACGCGGCTCGCGACGTCGGCATCACAACAGGCCACGGCCCCGGTTGGGCAATCGCCAAGGCCATCGACATGTTGAGGAAAGGCTAATGCGCATCGCTATTTTTGACTTAGATGGCTGCTTATCTAATGACTTGCACCGTCGGGTGTATTTGCCGGATCAAGGCTTGGTTGCAGAGGCTCGCGACTATGATCGGTACAACACCATGTGCTCGCACGACAAGCCGTGCAATCAGATCGAGTGGGCCAAAGCGCAGGTCGGGATGCACGTGGTCGTTGTCACGGCTCGCCCGGAGTCTTTCCGCGAAGAGACTGCGCTCTGGATCAATAGGCTCCTAGGCGGCAAGTATACTCTGTTGATGCGCCCAAGTGGTGATCTGCGCCGCTCGCCTGAGTTGAAGGTGTGGATGCTTGAGCAAGCCGGAATAGCCGCGTGTGATGTTGCGGCGGCATTCGACGATCGTCCAGATGTGCTGCGCGCTTACGAACGTTACGGCATCAAGCAGTTGTGGTGCATGACCGTGGACGGCAAAGAGAAGTTCGCGACCAAGAAACGCGATGCCGGCGACATCCTTGCGGAGATGGCAACGACTTACAAAGAGCGCAATGCGGTGTACGGCGACAACTACAAAATGGTTGCCAAGTTGATGAAGGTTTTGTTCCCTGATGGGGTGCCGCCTGAGTTGGTCGTGCAGGATCACTTCCACCTGTTTGAGTTGAAGTTGGTCAAGTTATCCCGCTTCGCAATCAGCAACCTAACCCACCAAGATTCCATCCGCGACGACGGCGTATACAGCGCCATGATCGAAGCCATCATCACACAGGAGCAATGAGCATGAGCAAGATTTTAGTAACGGGTTCTTCCTCCGGTTTGGGCGCGGCCCTTGTCATGGCCCTTGAGGCCCACGGCCACGAGGTTCTGCAGTACGACATCGCCAACGGGAAAGACGTTCTGTTGCCTGCACTGTGCGCGCCGGAGATCGACGTGCTGATCAACTGCGCCGGTGTGAACCGCATCAACTGGTTGAGTGACGTGACTGATGACGAGTGGGATTACGTGATGGACACCAACGTCAAGGGTATCTTCCGCATGACGCAGGCTTGCTTGCCGCTGCTCAAGAAGAGCCGTGGCACGGTCGTCAACATCGTGTCCAACGCAGCCCACATGCCGATGCGTTGCTCTGCAGCTTACAACGCAAGCAAAGGCGCGGCCCTTATCCTGACCAAGCAGCTGGCTCGTGAGTTGGTCGGCGATGGCATCACGGTGTTCTCTGTTAGCCCCAACAAGCTGCGCGACACCGGCATGAGCCGCAGCATTGACGAGCAGGTGGTGGCCACACGCGGCTGGACTCTGGAGGAGGCCCAGAAGTACCAGATGGCCGGGCTGCTGACCGGGGAAGAGACCGACCCGGCCATGTGCGCAGAGTTCATCTCTTACCTGCTCAGCACCAAAGAGCGCCACAAGTATTTGGCTGGTTGTGACATGCCGTATGGCCTGTGACGTCCATCTGAATTCCGCTTCGCAATTGCCGCCTGTGGATTGCCCGCTGCTCATCGAGGTTGATGGCCAGCTGGTGGAGGCGACGAGGGCGAAGTTCGTAGAGTCTCGCGACCGTGAGCTCACATTCCAAACCAAGGCTGGCGAGATCGTCGGTCGATTTAAATGGACATACCCATAATGAAAATCAAGACCCTAACCAAAGATCGTGCAGACGTGGTAGAGCATCAGTCCAGCGGCCAGATCAAGTTCCGCTGGGTGAACAACGCGGTAACCGGCATCGAGTTTCCTTCGCCAATCGGCCCGTTGTTCGTCGAGCTGCAGTCGTACACGGTGACAGTCAACGAGCTGGACACCAAGAAGGTTTACGACCTTGGCTTCTTCGCCCAAGCCGGGGCGCAAAAGATCTTCGTCGAGGAGCGGTTCAACACCGACGCCGAGCGCGAAGCTTACATCAACAATTATCTGAGCGATGTCGCTCGCGATGAACTTTCCCTTTCCGAAGATGAGGTGGTAGCATGAAATTCCAAATTGAGCAAGTAGCGCTGTGCCCTGTTGATCCGATCAAGGCCAAGGAGCTTCTGACCGCCATGGGCGCTGGCGAGTGGGCAGAAGACCACGTGATCGCGGCAGGCAAAGTCTATGGCAACGCAGGCCGCAACGAAGCTGACCTGTCTTTCGATTACGAGATGCTGAAGGGCGCGAACGAACTGGAAGTGCTGCACTACACGACACCCAACAACTGGATGTTTGGCAAGAACCGCGTGAGCCACTTGGGCATGCATTGCAGCGCAGAAGAGTTGTTGGCATGGCGCGGGTTCTTCGCCGAGCGCGGCATCCAGGTTGCGCAGGAAGTCTTCACCGAGTCACACACCAACCCGCACATCGCCGGCAAGCGTTCGTACAACTACGTGATCTTTGATACACACGACATCCTGTCGGTCGACGTCAAGTTCATCGTGCGGATTGACGTGTGATGAAGACCGTAGTCTTTGATACAGAGACTACGGGCCTGCCAAAGCACCCTCTCTCCAAGGAGGGGGTGCAACCCAGAATCATCGAGTTTGGCGCGGCCCTTCTGGATGAGGCTGGCGAGGTCATCGAGACCCTCCAGCTCCTCATCAATCCACATCAACCACTCGAAGCAATCATCACCAAGATCACCGGTCTGACCGACGACGACCTTGCTGACAAGCCTGAGTTCCGAGAGGTTCTTCCTGAGATCACTGCGTTGTTCGCCAAGGCAGACATCGTAGTCGCGCACAACCTTCCGTTCGACTCGACGCTCCTGGAGCTTGAGCTCGCTCGTTGCTGCGCAAAAGACTTCCAATGGCCGCGCATAAAGATTTGCACGGTGCAAGAAAGAGCGGAGTCTTGGGGTCGTCGGCCGAAGCTGCTGGAGCTTTACCAGGAGTTGACTGGCGAGCCGCTGGCGCAGACGCACCGTGCGCTGGATGACGTGTTGGCCCTTTGCACCATAGTCAAAAAGGAATCCATAATTGAAAACTGTCATGCCGCAATTGCGGGTTCGCTCTGAGTGCAGTTTCCGTGAGGCATTCGGAACAGTCGAGCAGACCGCGCAAGTAATAGCAGACCTCGGAGTCAAGACCGCAGGCCTAGTTGACACGGGTGGAACTTGGGGGCACGTGCGCTGGGAAAAGGCGCTCAAGTCGGCAGGCGTCCAGCCGGCCTTCGGAACCGAGTTCTGCATCCCCACAGAGGCCAAAGCAAAGCCACGTTGCTGGGTTTTGGCTGAGGACACCGCAGCCTTCTACCGCCTCAGCTCCTCCAAGCCAACTACGGAAGCAGAGCTGGCTGCGGCCAAGGGCGTCATCCGCTTTGCTGGGGCGGCCCTTACCGATCCAGAGGCGTTCGATTATATCGATCTCAACCCGCGCAGTCTGCGTCAGAGCAAGCATGCACTCGACCTTCATCGCTCAACAGGCAAGCCGCTGGTGCTGACCTCGGATTGCGACTACCCTTCCGCAACTCAACTGCCAGAGTACTTGGCTTGGGTGGACGGGCGCAAGATGACGCCTCAGACGATCCTCCGAGACGACGAGTTGCGCCAAGCATTCTGGTTCCTGGACGACGCCACGTTCAACGCAGCCCGGATGAACACGTTCGAAGTTGGCGAACGGCTGCAAGGCGTCGCTCTCCGGACAGCGCCGATCATCTCCGTTGCAGGCGACTTGCACGCGCTGTCTGCGGAAGGTGTGAAGTACCGCGTCGGCAGCGGTCACATCGCCGAATGGACGCCGGAGTATCAAGCGCGGTTGGAGCGTGAGTTGGCCATGATCGAGCAGAAGCAATTCGAGAGTTACTTCTTGGTCGTGGCGGATCTGGTAACTCTCGAATT